AACAAAAATTCTGTAAACGGCTTTGGCTACGAGAAGGACAAAACGCAATACATAGATTTTGAAGAAGCTAGAGTTACTCCATTATTTCAAGCCGCAATCAATGCTTTCAAATTGGATTGCGAAAGAGACACTGTTCAGGTGAAAGATTTACTGTTCTATGAAGCTTTTAAAGATGAGTTGCGTATGACGGAAAAGAGAGACAAACCTAGATCATTTAGAGTTGCTCCTTTGCATCATACTTTTTTGGTTAAGAAATATACAGGTAAGCTTTTTGCTCACTGCAAAAAGAACATGTGGGAAAATCAAATAGCCATAGGTATGAACCCATATAAACATTGGAATAAATTGTATAAAAAGCTGAAAAAGGCGTTTATAAATTTTGATGGAGATTGGGGAAATTGGGACGGCGGAGCTCCGGCTCAAGTTCAAGATGCCATAACAGAGATGTTTATGGATTTTTACAAAGGAAAAGATCCTAAAGTTTTAAAAGTATTATTGGAATCGATTGTTAGAACTTTCGTTTTAATAAAAGAAAAATTAGTGCTTACCACTCATTCAATGCCTTCTGGTTGTTGGCTCACCGCATTCATAAATTCTTTAATTAATAGATTTATAACAGCTATGGTTCTATTCATTGAGATGGATAAGGACGGTTTAGTTGCCACTGAAGAAGATTTTGATGAATTGACGGATTTCGTTTTAGGAGACGATAAAATATGCGGAGCTCCGGAACACTTAGCCAAGTACTTTAACGCATTGACGATGAAAAGTTTTGCACAAAGTATTGGCATGAAGTATACAGACGGAGAGAAAGGCGAGATTACTGAACCCTCTAAACCTTTGGCTGATTGTGTTTTTCTGAAAAGAGGATTTCGGTGGCATAAAGAAATGGAGGTTGTAGTAGGTCCCTTATCCTTGAACACGCTAGTGAATTCATTAAGATACAAAGATTCATCCAGAGATTATGACGAGATAATGGGAGGTAAAATGACTGCGTTTCAGTTTGAAATATTCTTGCATGAGAACTCAGAATTGAGAGATAAAGTTATTGACGCGGCTGAAAATGCGTCCTTTTACTTCCGTAAGTTTGATAATGAACATATTAAAAAGACCATGTTCCAAGATGACACATATTCCGAAGTTATGAAATGTTTAGGCAAAAACATATCTAACTTTTTATAAGTTGAAGCTTAATATATGAAGAGTTATAAGGAACTTTACCTAGAAGTTCCGCTACTTATTAAGTTGGCAAATATAGGTTACGGAAGATTTGAAACGGTAGTCTTCCTGAGATACAATACCGTTACATATAAAAATAAAGACGAACATATAATTAGATTAATTTTAAAAGACATAAAAAGAAGTCTTTATGCAATACTAGAAGTGTTGATTAATCTCGCACTTCTTACGTTATAAAGACAAATCCATCCAACTTTATTAAGTTGAGGTTTAATGTACATAGAGTTATAAGAGATTTTTACCTAGAAGTTTCGCTACTAATTAAACCAGACGTTATATAGGTTATGAAAGATTTCAACAGTAGTCTTTCTGAAATTATATACTGTTACACAACAAAACGAT